GTCGAACCGTGGCTGGGAGCTTAACGCTACCGCTGTCTACGGTGTAGGCGAGCTAGACGACACTTACGGCGTAGAGATGTACTTTGACGCTGGCCTTTAATTAGGCGACTAGGGCGGCTTCGGTCGCCCTACTCTTATTTTTACAAGGTGACGTTATGGCTTTCTCTACCGACTCAGATTTGACCGCTATCATTCCAGATATTCTCTCGCTAGGAATTGCATCCTTTGCGGATGAACACGCCAAAGCCGAGGCGGATATTAAGCGCGAGATTCGCATTAAGTGGTGGACTACCACTAACTATTCGGGCGAGCTAGACGGCACCTTACTAACAGATGCACAGTGGACGCGAGCCAATGCGTATCTAGTGCTCTGGAAGTACGCGCTGCCCAAGCTGACTAACTGGGGCGAGGAAGATCGCTTCCAGCGCATGATCGACCATTACCGTGGCATGTATAACGAAGAGCTAGCCAGCGTATTTGCTGACGGTATTGAGTACGACCGCGACAATGACGGCATCGTCTCCGAAGCCGAAAAGTCTAAGACTATGGCGACTAGGCTAAACCGCTAATGATAATCCGCATGGATAGCCCAGACGCTATTGCCAAAATAAAAAAGGCGATGGTTGACCAAACCAAGGGGGTTAGCCGAGCGGTGCTTCGCGTAGCAGAACGCGGTAAGCGCATTATCCAAAAGCGCATCCAAACGGGTAAAAGCTACACGGGTGCAGACTTCGCGCCTTATTCTAAAGCCTACGCTAAGGAACGCAAAAAGCGCGGTAGGCAAGTTAGCCGAGTTGACCTTAACGATACTGGGCGCATGTTAGCAGCGATGCAAACCCGCAAGGCTGGAATCAGAGCCGCGCAGATATTCTTTGTCGGTGGGCAGGAAAACAAAAAGGCTTATTTCAATAATAAGCTCCGTCCGTTCTTTGGTTTTAGTGGCACGGAAACCAACAAGCTGACAGACACGTTTTTGAAGGGGTTTAAATGAGCATACGCGAAGCGATCTGTGAAGATATTGAGACAGTCCTCCAGAACGTTGTTGGTATTAGCTACGCAACGCGCGAGCCGTTCAAGTTCGAGGAGCTAAGCAGCGCCCAGTTTCCCGCCTGCTTAATCCAAACGGTTAGCGAAAGCCGCGAGGATATTACAATGGCAAGCGGCGGAACGAAGCGCGAAGCTATTTTGACCGTTCAGGTTGTCGGGTTTGTTAAAGGTGCGTCAATAGATACAGCGCGTAACTCGCTGATCGACTTAATTGAGATCGCACTAGAATCAGACCGCACCCGCGATGGTAATGCGCTGCGAACCCAAGTGATTGCTGCCGAGACAGACGCAGGTTCGATAGCGCCCTATGGTGGGGTTGTCGTGACCGTAGAGATACCCTATATTTTTACTAGCGGAAGTCCTTAGACTACGCTAACAACGCAAAGCTAAGGAGCTTAAATTATGCCAGTATTAGACTCGCAAGGTACGACTGTAACTTTTAACGATGGCACTACTGACCAAACAGTCGGCGGTGTCGTTTCCTTCTCTTTCGGTGACGGGCAAGCAACCGACATTGATATTACTACCCTAGCATCTACCGCTAAAGAATACCGCCAAGGCTTGCAGGACTTCGGTGATTGTACGCTTGAGTTAAAGCGTGACCCCTCTGATGTTGGACAGGCTGCAATGGAAACCGCCAAAGCGGCGCAGGCTACCCGCGAAGTGGTTATTACGCTACCAGATGGTGACATTGCTACCTTCAACGCTTACGTTAAATCGCTCTCTACTACGGGCGGTGTTGACGATGTAGCAAACGGCACAGCAACGCTTAAAGTGACTGGCTCTATCGTTTGGAGTTGATAGTTCATGGCGTTTAATCTGAATAAGATTCCGTTATTACAGAGGACAACGCCAGAGCATCGGCAGGCGCGTTTAGAAATATGCGCGACCTGCCCTGATCTTTTCTTTAATGGTGGTCTGCTTACTTGCAAGAAATGCGGGTGCGCAATGAAACTTAAAACTTGGCTGGCTGGCGCAAGCTGCCCAGTTAAAAAGTGGGAAAAAATTAATGTTACTGAGCAAGAATGACATATTAAAAGCACGCGATTTTAAAATGCGTGAAGTCGAAGTGCCCCAGTGGGGCGGCTCGGTGATGATTAAAACGCTTTCGTCAAAAGACAAAGGCGCATTCGAGCAAAAGACAACGGCGGACAAGCTCGACCTGTCTACTATTATGGCGGAATACTGCGCGCTCATTATTTGTGATGAAGACGGCAAGCAGCTATTCACCCGCGAAGATGTAGAGAAACTAGCTGACAAGTCGGCAGCGGCACTAGAGCTTGTATTCAACGAGGGACGCGACCTTAACACCTTTACAGAAAAGGACTTGGAAGCACTCGCGGGAAACTAATCAACGACCCAGTGAGGTCGTACCTTATTAGCCTATCCCGAAAACTGAAGATAACGATTGCCCAAGCGGAACTGTTAGACCAATCGGAAATTGTCGAACAAATGGCGTATGATTTAACCCAGAACGATGAATGGGTTAAGAAGTATAACCAGCGGCAAGAACTAGAAGCATCCCGCGAACTAACTCTAGAGCAAAGGGCTAAAGCAATGAAAGAGGCGATGGGCTATGGCAACCGTAAATGATCTAATATTCCAAGTCTCCATTGACTCTAATAAGCTTAAGCAGAGCCTAAGCACTAGCACTCAATCCATTACGCGGTTTGCAGCAACGGCAAGCAAGGCGCTTGCTGGTATCGCGGCTGCTGGGGCTACTGGCATAGGTGCTATGGTTTTAAGCACCTCTAAAGCCGCCAGAGAAATAGAAAACCTTTCCCGCGTAGCCAATACCAATACAACGGATTTCCAGCGATACGCCGCAGCATTTAAAACGGTAGGCTTTGAAGTCGATAAAACGGCGGACGTTTTCAAGGATATGTCAGACCGCGTGGGTGATTTCATCCAAACAGGCGGCGGCCCACTTGCCGACTTCTTTGAGAATATAGCGCCTAAAGTTGGCGTAACCGCGCAGCAGTTCAAAAACCTATCAGGCCCAGACGCCCTCCAGCTATTTGTGACCAGCCTAGAAAAAGCAAACGTGAGCCAAAACGAGTTTGCTTTCTATATGGAATCTATTGCCTCTGATACGACCGCGCTTATCCCGCTATTAAGAGACGGCGGCGCAGCGGTTAAAGAGCTAGGCGACCAGGCAGAAGCGGCTGGCGCTGTAATGTCCGAGATTGACTTGCGGCAAGCTGGCGAAATACAACGCAACATCAACGAGCTAACACTTAGTTGGACTGGCTTTAAAAACGAAATAAGTTTGACAGTGATTCCGGCTATTAACGATATGATTGAATCGCTCGGCGGCGTCAAAAACATTTTGTTCGAAGTTAAGCGTGGGTTTGTTGAAGTAGCGCAAGGCGCTGTTCAAGCGGCTAAGTTTGTGGTTGAGTCGTTCTCTTTGCTAGACCCGCAGGAGGTAGCAAATCGTTTGGGATTTGATGTTGGCGAGTCTTTTACGGCAAGCGCGTTTAGTGGCCTAAGCGGTTTAGAGGGCAAGCTTGAGGAGCAGCTCCAAGGTTTTAGAGACCAACTAATTGCCGAGGATTTGAAGATTAACCAGCGCGAGGCAGCAAAGGTCGGCCCGCCAGCGCCAGTTATAGAGCCAACGGCAACAATTAGTGACGCCTTAGCACCGCAAGCACAGCGAGAACTTGACGCTATTGTGGAGAAGTTTGAAACCCCAATGGAGCGTCTACGGAGAAAGCTTGGTGATGCTAAAGACTTTTTAGGCAAGTACGGCGATCAGAACGAGATTTATAGCCGGATGGTTAAAGCGGCTCACGATGAGTACAACGCAGCGACCAAAAACATGATAAAGTCTAACGACAATCTGACAAACGCAATGCTGAGCCAGGGTGGAAATAAAACAGGAAACCTTAATTTCGATCAATCCATAACTTCGCTACGCAAAGCAATGTTGATGGGTGACGAAAAACAGATCGCGTATTACAAGGCTCAAGCAGAACGTAAATTATCCGGCGCTATCAATGGCGGCACCACCGATATTAATACGCTTGAGCTAATGCGCGGCACAATAGATTCGCTCGCACAGAAAGCAGGTATGCAGACTCAAGCGCAAGAAGCGCAAGTATCTACAAACAACCTGATCAAAGAAGCTATGTCTGCCAACACCGAAGCGGTCAAAGGGTTGTCCCAATGGCTCAACTCAAAACCCGAGTCTATTGGGTCTATCGACTTCAATTTAACGATGGATGGAGGCAAGATAAGTACAACGCTACAGGGTACTCCTAGTCATCTTAAATGGTTGAAGAGCGTTATAGCTAAGAATACGAACAATGACGCTACGGCGGCGACAAACTAATACAGGGTTAAGATAATGGCACTAGCAGACTTATCGTTTAAATTTTACACGGATTCAAGCTTAACGTCTCCGCTCGGTCTAAGTACGACTTTTACACACGAAACAGACTTGAGCGATAACCCGCAAGATTTACGTTTGTGGTTCGGCAGTGTCGATTCACAGAGAAAACTTGAAGCATCATCTAACCCTTCGGTTGATAACATAACGCTTACGCCAACCGAAATATTGCCAGCATGGGAAGCTTCAACAGTTTATGCGGTTGGCGATTCCGTAGAGCCTACTGTTGATAATACGTATAGATATGAGTGTACGGTTGCTGGCAGCTCCAATTCCTCGGAACCATCTTGGCCTACCACCATAGGTAATACGGTGAATGACGGTGGCGTGACTTGGAAATGTGTTGCTAATACCCACGAACCGACAGAGATTAAACTTGCAAGTACGGTGGCTGGTTTAGATAGCGCAACCGCTGGCGCAGCCCTCAGTCTTGGTACAACGATTCTGGGCGGTTCGGCAAACGCAGTTGAAGTTAATGTTAGGATCACCAACGCGGTAACTACTGTTAGTTCTAACTTAGACCAGCCAGAGCTAAGCTTGTTTCTCAACTCAGTAATCGAAACGCAGGTGTAAATTATGGCTCGCGTCTACCGTAACAACTACTCCGAGACTATAACCACAACAACCGTATCGGATACCGATACTAGCTTTGACGTATCTGCCGCGCCAGCGTCTTTAGCTGCGGGTGATTACTACTTAATGACTTTGGCGGATAGCTTATCTAGCCCGACTAAGATAGAGGTCGTCAAAGTTACTGGCGTATCAGGCGTAACCCTAACAGTAGAGCGCGCACAAGATGGTACGTCCGCCTACGCGTGGGCTTCTGGCGATTTCATAGAGATACGAGCTACTGCATCATCCTATCAAGAGTGGGATGGAGTGACGGTCACGCGATATAACGAAGCTATAGCGGCTTCGACCAACAATATAGATCGGGCAGACGGTGGTATTCAAACGTACACGATGACCGCCAACACTACGTTTTCTATAGACATGGAAAACGGGGAATCGCTCCTACTCCATTTGTCTGGCGCAGATACGTATATACCAACATGGCCAACAATGACTTGGGCTAATGCGGAGCCAGCTTATACTTCAACGGATGCCATAACATTCTGGAAAGTAGGCGGTAACTTATACGGTGCGTATGTAGGGGCGATCTAATGTTAGGTAGATTTATGCCAGCCAGTAGCGTTAAGCGCCCAGATTGGATGCTTGACGGGTTAAAGTTGCACATGGATTGGGAGCTTGTGAACGGGGTTATCGTGTATTCGTCATTGCAGACAAATCTCGCGGCTACCTATTACGAAACCCCGTCTAACACGTTCACACCTGTAGCGCCTAAATTTGAAAATACCACGCGAGGAAAGGCTACCAAATTTATTACCGCTGATAGTATGTTCTACCAATTTACCACCCGAGTATGGCCTCAAAGCGAGTGGGCAGTATCGGTTGTATTGACCATAGATACGCTAGGTACTGGTGCGCTTTTTGAAAGTGCGGCGGCTGGTGAATCATTAGGGACAAACTATCAAGACATACGTGTTCGTACAAATGGAGCGATTTATTGCTTTACCGAATCGGGCTCAGGTGTAAACGCAACCACAACAGGAAGCGCAGGTTACTTTCTAGCAGACGGTGTACCTCATCATTATTATATGTACGGGACAGCTACAACGCTTTACATATACAGAGACGGTACATTTTTTGAGTCGCTATCTTACACCCCATGTGAACAAGGCCCGAATGTATTTACTGTAGGTAATACATACACAGGCGGAAACGGTTTTGAGGGGTTGATGGGTAAGTTTTACGTTTGGGATTTGAATTCAAAAACTCCGCACACTGCGGATCAGATTAAATACCTAGCAAACGAACATTTAACCAACGTGGCTGGTTGGGCTACCGTAGTTAATGGTGATTTTGAAACTGGCGACATGACGGGTTGGACTACCACGACTGGTAGTTGGGTGGCTGACGCTACGGGTTATATGGTCTATGAAGGAACTTATGGTGCGTGGGCTGGCAATAATTCACTTTCTACAATGTACCAAGAAGTAGCTGTACCAGCGTGGCTTTACGATGCTATAGACGATTCTAACGTCCATGTATGGGCGCTTGTTGATTACTACGGCAGGAGCGATGGTACTACAAATGACGGGATAGTTGGCTATGTAGAGACGTTAAATTCAAGTCTTGGAACCCTAGATACGTCAAGCGCAACCAGATACCACCGAGTATCTAAATGGTCTAATTTACAGTGCGGTATACGCATGTCTACAGGGACTAGGCATATAAGGACTTGGATAACTTCGTATAGATACGCTGGAACATCCAACGACGGACACCCTGAAAACATTAGAGTCAAATTCGTTTACAGATATAGACCATAGGCGGTAGATCGTGGCATTAATCAACAGCAGTGCAATAAACAGCGAACTACTTTACAGATCGGAAACGAGCATAGAAGGGCCTGCTGGTAGCTTTCTGGCGATTGGTCAAAAGCTAGTTCAGACCGAAGCGACAGGCAACTTCTTATCTATCGGGCAAAGAGTTGTTATATACTGTGCAGACGCTAGTCTAAACATTGGGCAGGTGGCTGGTATAAAAGCTGTAGGTAATACGCTTTTGTTCCCTCAAAATATACGCCTATCCTACAGGGCGCAGGCAGCGGCTATTTTCACAATCGCGCAGGTTAATAACGCAACTATTGCTGATAGCCCTCTACTAAAATTTAACCAACGCATACGACCTGATTACCAAAACGAAAAGGTTCCTCGCTTTGATCTTGTATTGAAGATCAACAACTATCAGATACCCGCCAGCATGATCGTAGACGAAATAACGATCAGACGCGAAGAAGGGCAAGCGGCAATAATGAACGTCACGCTAATGCCGCCTAAAGGCTTACAGGACATTGCGAGCGTGGACGGTAAAGTAATCACACTGCACATAGACAAAGACGGTCAATTTACAAAGCTATTTACTGGTCGAGTAAACGTGCCTGAAATAGATTTGATACAAGGTAAGGTTCGTTTGAGCTGTTCGGATATGCGAAGGGAACTTCTCAACGCGATGCCCGACCCTTCGCAGACAATCCCCAACGCTGAATATAGTTCTATAGTATTCAGCGAGGCGAGCGACCAGGCGGCTAAATATGAAGATTACTTGAGCACAGTCTCAGAGTCTTTGGATTTTGATGCTGACAACAATTGGTCGGTAACAAGCTGGTACGCAACGCCTATTGGCGATCCGAATACAATAGAAGTTACTAACTCTGACGTATACAGACGCAACCCAGAAGTGCGTATAGCGAGTCGTGGACGAATCAAAAACGACTTTACGCTAACGCTAAAATGGCAGTACCAACGTCTACGCAAGCGCAAAATACCTTGCAGGTTAGATACGGGTATAAATTACTGCAACTGGGATTTCGCAGTAAAACTACCGTCTCGTGAATTGTTAATAACAGCGGTATCGTCTGGTTGTTACTACCCAGAAGATATATACACGAGTGGCTTAACAGGCGGGACAATACTCTGTTCAAATACGAGGGTGACAGACCCAACGGGGTACACGTTTAATCCTACATATGGCTTTAGCTATGTATCGGCTACGAGCACAGTGTTAGGCGTGGGGATACCAAACGATAGTGAATACTTCGTAAGCGCAAATTGGAATTCAGTTATACGATGGGCGCAAAATATCGAAGAAACAGCGTCTATTCGCCTGTACTCACAACAGTCTATTGATCGCTATAGCTCACAGATCGGATCGGATCGCGAGTACGGTGTGGAAGCTGAATACGATACGTCTATATGGGAAAACAACAAAGACTTTAGATTTTCCGATGATGGTTTAACAGAGTCGCCAAATTACGATTTGTACGTTGATCGCAAAACAGAAGGTTCGGCAAATGCGGATTTGAACAAAGCGTTCAAATGTTCGATAGCTAAAACAATCGTTGAAATATTGGAATCGCATAGGGACAACACTGTAACGTTTGAGACTGATATTAAGCCAGACTTAAAACTTTCGAACAGCATATATCTAAACGCTTCGCCAGTTAGGGCATTGGGTAAAGTTACAACCATTGAACACACAATAGACGTTATTGATATGGACGCTAAGACGGAAGTAACAATTTCGGTTAGTAAGTCTAAACCCACAACGCCTTTTACCACTACGATCACTACAGGCGATGTTTTCCCAGACGTATCGGATAATGCTGGCTCACCACAACAGACAAGATTTTTTAAGAGTGTCGCCATTCCTTTGGATAAAGAAGACGACGGTTCTTACCGAGGTTACGTCTACAAAACCCTAGCTATGAATGGTTCCATACCTGACAGAGTGCCATACGCACTTATTATTGATTTGCCAGAAGTGGAAGCCGAATTTAGGGACACCAGGAAGCGAAAAAAAGAAACTGCATACGATATATACGTCCCAGATGAACTGCTTGAAATTACGTTCCTAGAGGATTACTGATGATCTCAATTAAGAAAAAGCGCGATGACTTGCGCAGGTTGGTCGGGCTATCAGAGACTTCAACTGTTCTCAAAGAGATGGAAGAAAAGCCAGCGATAAAGGCTTGCCGTGGCATAGCTTACGTTTCTTCTAGCGGCGCAGTTAAAGGTACTGGCGGCACTCCTGGTGAAACGAAAGTACCAGATGATGCGACAGCCGATAAAAATGTTATAACTGGTAAGAGTGGCGGTGGGCAATCTGGCGGCACTACTGATGAATTTGTGTCGCCTGACGGTGGTGTAAGCTATTGGACTGATTCAAGCGGTAACCGAATCACTTGCGCGGCTGGCGAAGTTTACTCTGAAAGGCTTGGTTTTTGCGTTAGCAGCACGACCCCTGATGCCCTATTCGTAGACCCTTCGGGTATGCCAGCATTAGGTGAAGGTGATGTATTGCCTAGCGTTTTAGAAGATATGTACGATTGCGCTACTGGGCTACCTGTAAGGTACGACAGAAGCATAGACGATTTAGCTGTACCTGATGATTACCTACCGATAAACGGCAAGCTTATATCCAGTGGTTCTTTTTTCGTATCCGCTGGAACGGGTACTCCTCAAGTCGTAACGGTGAGCGGGGCTGATGAAATAATCCTTACTAGAGGTTACGGTTCTTGGGGTACTGATGACGGTGCGACTGAGCCATTTTTGTACCCTTTCGCACTTAGAAAGTCTGGTAGCGGCTTCTACATTGATGACGCTTTAGACGGTAATCCAGTAATAAACTACAGCAACAATACAGGCGGGTATACGATCTTCTACGATGCTATCGACACATCGCAAGAGGGTAACGATTACCTAGTCAACCCAACTGGCGGTTACATACAAGCGCCAGCTACGCAGGACGTAACGTTATTTAAAAATGCGGATGGTCAATACGTAACAAGTAACCTAGACGGGGCTGCTGCTGATTCAAACTTCACAAATGCGAGTTCGCAATTGAAGCTATGTGATGGCTTAAACAACGAGCTGACGATTTCCCCGTCCAAGTACGGGGGCGATGTTTACGCGTGGAAAGAGGACGCTTCTGGTCGCCAGTTATTTATAGCGACAGATGAAAACGGAAAAATCGTTGGCGCGTCAGACGGCGCTGGCGTAGATTATATGAAAGGTCTTTAGTGACCTTGCTAGCGGAAAAGATGAGCTTTTTTTGGGGTGACCGAGATCAAAAACTACTTACCGCAGTAGTTTGGTTAATTTGGCGAGCAAGCTAGAGCGCCTATATCAACGCGCACCTGGCCAAAAGCCAATAGTGCTATAATCAAGCAAGCGCGGGGCTATCTCGCATAATTAGCTATAAGGGATAGTCATGTCACAGCCGCCATTGTCAGACGAGGATTTAGCGAAGTTGAAGCGGATACTAGATAACTTCGTTGAATTACGCCCTGATGAGGTTGAAGCCATGCGTTCTATTGTTGAGGCTGACAAGCGCGCTAAGTGGCTATGGGCGGCTATCCGCAACTTTGCTGTGTGGATTGTTGCCGTAGGTGCGGGAATAAGTTTTGCATATGGAACCCTAGTAGACACAGTAAAACACCTAGCAGGGAAATAG